AATAGCAAGTTCTCTAGTAGCAAATGCTATGTGATCATGATAATTTTTAACGGTTCCATGATCTGGCCGATAATCTGCCCGCGAAGGATCACCGGAAATATATTCAATTATTCCTGCTCCTGTTGCACCTCCTATAGCACCGCCTGTAGCGCCTCCCGCTGGTCTTGCTCCTCCAGCAACGCTTCCTTGCGCTAAAAGAACATCAGATCTTGCTTTAAACATTGCATTTGCTCTTTCTTGTTCAATTTGTGCTAATTCGCGTTGAAAACGAATCGCATCTTTCTGGAAGCTATTAGCACGAGCTTCTCTTAAATCAAAACCCAGATTCATTAATTTTATTTGATGGTCAAACAGCATTTGCTGCCGATCAATATCAGCTTGAGTTTGAGCTTTTGCTAGCTGATCTTCAAGATTGTAGTAACTTTCAAGATTGGTCTTATCTTTGTCCGACCCTGATAAATCAATTTTTTCAAGCTTACCCTGCTCCTTCAATGATTCTTCATTTTGCCTTTCTTTGATATTTTTTGCCGTATCACGAGCAGTCCTGGTTGATTGTAATAATTTTCGGGCTAAAAGCTCTCTATTGAATGCTTTTTCTGATTCCTTTTCCGCTTGTGCTATCAATATGTCATTAGCCATTTTACTTCTTGCGTTTTCCTCGTTAGTGTCCCCGCTGACAATTTGAGCGGCAGCTTTCATCTTTGCAACCTTTTCACTTGCGACTTTTGATTCCTTGCTTGCTTTTGCTAAATTAGTATTAGCTTCCAGGTAAGCTTTGGTCGTCCCCTCAAGGTCCCCAGCCCCCGCCATTGCGTCCAATTCTCTATCTAATTCTTGAATTTCTTTTTTAGATTTAGCAGCCGCATCACCCACTCCAAGTAATTTTCCTATGAGGAAATCAAGGCCCATCAGTATTCCACCAAGAACAAGTCCAGTAATTGCAAGCTTCAACGCAATCACTCCAATGCGAGCAGCCCCTGTTGCTACTGGAATACCCATCAAGGCCCCTATAAATGTATAAATCCATTTCACAGCAGCTTGTATTCCCGTCACCTGTAAAAGCTTTAATGCTGCCGTGAGAGTGCCTATTGCTGCTGCGGCAAGCAATGCGCCCCTTCCTAACGGAGTGGAAGCAAAACTAATTGCAGCAGAAATAGCTTGCACAATATATGGCACTAAAACAGCAAATCTGCCACCCAAATCAACTAAGGCAGCTCCTGCTTGTCTTAATGATGGCTCTAAATTCCGAATGGCTGTATAAAAAGATTGAGCCCTAGGAGACAAAGCATCAAAACCTTCCCCGGCTTTACTGAAATTGCCCGTAAGAGCTTTAACTGTTAATGAAACATCATTAATCAAAGAATTAATTTCTGGCCCAAAAGCAGCAGCAAATTTATCTACAATAGGCCCAAAACTTTCATACATTAATTTTAAATTATTTTGAATTTTATTAACAGCACCCTGTAGTGTTTTAGCTGCACCTTCTGCTGCTGGGCCGTATTGGCTGTTCATTAAAATTGCAACATTCCCCAAGACTTGTTGCATTGCTTTACCTTGGAAGGCACCATCTTCCATGGCTTTTGTAAATTCTGGAATGCTCATTTGAGCTGCCCTGGCGAATAATCCCAAGGCTCCAGGTAATACATCCCCTAATTGCCCCTTAAGTTCTTCGCTCATGATTTGCCCTTTGCTTGCCATTTGAGCAAAGGCGTAATTCACGCGATCAACTTTGTCAGAACTCAAACCAAAAGCAGCAGCAGCTTTAGATATACCAGTAAAAAGATTTTCAATTTCAACTTGATTGAAACCTGCTGGCTGCATAGAAGCATAAAGCTTAACAAAGCCTTGGCGAGCACTTTCTAGTGGCGTATTAAATCGTTGCGCAAGATTATCAACAAAAGCCAATGATTGATCAAATGTTTGCGATTCGCTAGTAACTGCTTTTAATTGATTTTTATAAGTAGCCAATCCCTTTGCGGCCTCAAAAGCTTCACCCGGCAAGCTGGTCAGAAAAGCTAATGCTTTGTAGGCAGTACCGAACAAAAGAACTTGCTTAATCGCATTCCCAAATTCTCCAGCAAGACTGCCAATAGCTCCGCTTAATGGCAGTTGCTTAGTATTTAAAATTTGCTGAACTTGGCCATAGGCGGATTTAATTGAACTCAGCCCTTTTCCGGCAGCGTAATAACCTGCCCCTAATTGAGTGGATTGAGGGCTGGGTGGAGCGCCACCACCGCCAGACCGAACTAATGCTCCGCCTGCTGAGTACGGAACAATGGCTTCCCGTGAACGTGCGCCACGATACGCAGTGCTATAAGGAGAAGGAGCCCTCCCAGCAACGCCTCCTTCTCTTAAGGTATCTACACTTCTCAAGGCTGATCTCATGCGAGCTTCGCGCTCACGACGAGCAAACAATTCCTGAGTAGTTTCCCCCGCAGTGCTATAACGACTTGGTGTTCGACCAACTGAAGGCGTTAACAAGCCTGCAACTCTTGCTCCAGGCAACAATGATTGTCTAGTAGGCTTAAATGCTCCACCTGCTTGAGCTGTAACACCTCTTGCTACCGCCTTGAAATATTCTCTTATTGCGCCAGCAAGTATATTGTTTAATTCGAGAACATTAGCTTGAGATGGACGGCCAGGCAGTAAGCCAGCAGGAACTCTACCGCCAAGTAAGCTTTGAGGAGATTCTGTAACTTTAACTGTTCTAATGTTTTGTTTGAATGAATCAACAAAAGCATAAGCCGCTCCTCTAAGAATTTGCTTCAATTCTTCTCCTAGAGCGGTAGGGAGATATTTTTGAGAACCAAAAGCAGTGCCCGGAAGTGATGAAGGAATAGCTCCAAAAGGTAATGCTCTCCCACTAGAAGACGGCCCAATCGATGGTGGGCGAGAAGGAATAGTGCTAGCCCAGTCAACATCAGGTATTTGCCTTCGTTTCGCTCTAATTTGAGACGGATCAATACCTGCCATGAAAAAGATGGCACGAGCTAATTGATCTAATGCACTGCGTTGAATTCTGCCCTTATCATTAGATTCATTTTTCATCCGCATTTGCATGCCAGAAGCCGTCTTGCCGATCATGCCTTCTTTCTTCATATATTCCATCAACCCGGCGGCACCTTCTGCTGAACCAGCAAAACCTCCGCCTTGAACATTAGCTTTTACATTGACAGTAATTCCAGACAAAGAATCTTTAACAGCTTTCTTGAAATCAGCAACATCTTTTTTTGTAATTGATGGCTTAATGCTGACCGGGATGCGAATTTTCCCCCCAGTATTTTCTAATCCGCTTTCTTTTATTTTTCTATACATTGCCGCAACCACAGTAGTTGCGTCTTTTTGCGTTACACCATTTTTAATTCCAATTGGTATGTCAACTTTCTTTTGTGTTTCTAACGCCGCAAGTCCTTGTTTGATCCCTTGAATTTTTTTTGGCAATTCGTCTATATTGCCACCAATTTCTATTCGATAAACACGCCTCTTAATTGCACGTTGTAAATTATTTAATTCAACGTCTAAAGTTTGCCGATTAAATTTAACATTTAACCTGGGAGCAAATTCACTTTGAGTTATAGCCGTAAGTTTTTGAACCTGAGTCCTAAAGAAGGCCAGGTCCAGCGTTACATTAAGTCTTAACTCAGGAGCAGCCATATCCGACAATAAGCCTATTGTTAATAGTGTAGCTAATCACTGCCTTGTTCACGCGAAGAAGCAGTTTTTAATTCATTTGCCAATAATGAAATTACCCTACCGTCTAATCGTCTTGTTTTCATCAAACGCTGTAGTATCACTAGACTTTCGTCTGATATACCAGCTTGTTTTTTCAGCTTCCTAGTATCAAATGGCAAGAAATCATCTGCTGACACCCTTGCTTTTTTCCCGCCTAATGCCCCGACTACAACAGTGCCTAATTTAGCTGTTGAAATACTATTAATATTATATTGCGTTATATCATGCTGTTCTAACCATTTCAATGCTTTTATCACATCTTTCATTCTTTGCCTACCAAAGCTATCTGCCTCCCATCGGCAATCATTAAAATCTGACGCATTAAGGCGAAAATAAATATCGTCCCATTTCGTTAAGTTTTTTAAAAATTGCCGGGCTTGCTTTTCTAAACGTTCGGCAATGCTTCCTTCGTCCGGCGTGGTGCTTTTTTTGCTTGTCCTGCTTCTTGCGCCTCAGCTTCTTGCTCGCTAGCAATAAATTCCATGCCTTTTACAATCACTCGCCGTCCCATAGCTTTAGTGTCTTCAATGGACCAATCATCAAGGGGCAACCATTCGTCTTTAATTAAACCTTCGCCTCTGCAACGGATGAATGCAGTTACCATGCGAGCATTACCAGTTTCAACACTACCGCTGCTATTGATCATGCCAAGTGTTTCTTCAGTAAAATCACTTAGTAGTTCCATCTCTGTCATATCAGCACCACCTTGCAAC